GCTTCAGGCGAAGGTCATGGCTGTGCGAACCGTCATTTCCAACGACCTGCTGGAAGATGCGATCATCGACCTCGGCAACCTCGTGGCGACCGACGCAGCGTTGAAGTTTGCCGAGAAGGAAGACGACTGCGGTTTCAACGGTGATGGTACGTCGACCTACGGCGGCATCGTCGGGCTGAAGAACGCCTTGCTCGCTGGCGCGACCAAGACAGCGGCGACGGGAAACACCGCGTTTTCGACTCTGGACCTGGCCGACTTTGAAGGCATGGTGGGACTGCTACCGAGCTACGCTCGAAGCGGCGCGAAGTGGTTCATCAGCCAAGCCGGTTGGGCCGACTCGATGCTACGGCTGCTGAACGCTGGCGGCGGCAACACGATGGTTGATTTGGGCAACGGGCCGCGTCTGTCGTTCCTGGGCTATGAGGTGGTTGTCTCGCAAAAGATGAACAGCACTCTCACGGCCCAAACCAGCACGAATGGCCTCGTGTTCCTTGGCCGACTCGACCTGGCCGCAACCGTCGGCGTTAAGCGTGGTATCCGCGTCAGCGTACTCCGCGAACTCTATGCGGCGACGCGTCAAACCGGACTGATTATCGATCAGCGGATGGACATCAACTGTCACGAACGCGGCACGGCGTCGGTTTCCGGCCCGGTAGTCATGCTGGCCACGCCTGGATCGTAATCGCGGCTAGTCGGTTTCAATTTTTCCTCAACAACAATTTTCGGGTGCAATATGAAAGACACGAATGCGAAATGGCTGAACGTCACGCCGCCCGCGGCGATCGTTGACGATGCCAGCTTCACCACGGCCACCATCGATACCGCGGGATATGACTACGCGGAAATCATGTGCTTTTTCGGTGCAATGGACATCGCGATGGTCGCGTTGAAAGTGCAAGAGTCTGATGACTCTGGCATGGCCAACGCGGCAGATGTAACGGGGCTGGTCTACGGCACGTCGACAAACAAGGCTGGTTCGACCTCGTCGCTGCCATCGGCGACCGCGGACAACACGATCTACGGATTCCGCATCAATCTGCACGGCAGGAAGCGGTATCTCGACGTTGTGGCGACGGCCGGCAACGGTACTAACGGCACATACATGACCGTCGTTTGTCGATTGAGCAATCCTGAGCTGTCGCGCGATACCGCGACACAGAGCGGACTTGCCGACGTGCTGCAAATCTGACCATCCGATGCGGATTACCTTCCTCGTCCCCTGGCGCAATCTGCGGCCAGGGGATGCTATCGAAATGGCCGACGGTGCGGCAAATCTACTCATTACCCGCAAGATAGCGAGGCTCGGCGATGTTATCGCAGATGATGGCCGTGCGGGCGGTGAGAATCACAGGGCCGACAGTACTGCCGATCACGCTGGAACAGGCAAAGCGACACCTAGCTTTACCACTCAGCGAACCAGGTCACGATCCGTACATCGAAGACCTTATTGAATTCGCTCGCGATCAATGGGAACTCGATACCGGCGAGGCTGTGGTCAGCAGTAGTTACACGCAATCGTATTACTGCTGGCCGGCGGCTGGTGTAATGTTGCTGCGTCGACCTGTTTCGTCGATCACCCACATCAAATACTACGACACGGCTGGATCGTTGCAGACGTTGGCGAGCAGCAACTATCGGCTTGCGACGAACACGCCGACGCCGATGGTCATTTGGGACGACGAGGCGACATTGCCGATCCTTGACGACCGGCCAGAGGCGGTAGTCGTGACATACATCGCTGGCGTCGCGTCTGCGGCATTAGTTCCGCCGACGGTGAGACAGGCCTTGCTAGTCGCGATGACGCATGCGTTTGAGCATCGCGGGATTGTGACCGCAGGAAGCTGGTCAGAGGTGCCGAAGGGATATGAAAGCCTCGTACGTCATCATATGCGGAGCACCTATCCATGATTCGCCGTGGCGGTGCTCTGCGACATTTCGCGAATGTTCTTCGGCGTCCTGAAACGCTTGACGATCGCGGGCATTTGGTCGGCGGCGACACGACGATTGCCGAGTCGATTCCGGTTTCCGTCTTGCCGTTGTCTGGTCGCGAGGGCGAACTGGCTCGACAGGTAATCGAGAACGCAGAATTTGCAGTTGAGTGTCGCGGACCATGCGTTGCCGCCGTGAGCGATGTGATTGTTATCAACGGTGCGTTACGGCTGGCAGTCGGTTACGTCGAGGACGTCGATCAGAACGGCTTGCATTACCGCTTGCTTTGTTCTCGCGAGGTGCGGCAATGACTGATATCGCACCAGACTTGCGAACGAAGCTACTTACCGACTCCGTGTTGACGTCGCTTGTTGGCAGCCGAATTCACTTATCGCACGTACCGCAAATCGGGGCCGAGTCCTATATCTGGCTGGCTCAATCCGGCAGCATTGAAGATGACACTCTTGACGACACTCCGGGAACGGAAGCAAACGCTAAGACGTTCGACCTGGAATGCATTTCGTACAAGTCGCAACAAGAGGCATCGGCGATCCGCGAACGCGTGCGGGCTGTGCTAAGCAAATTCCGCGGCACGCTTGGGAATACCACAGTACAGGGCGTGTTTGTCGAGGATTCGCTAGACGAGTATCAGCCTCGCGGGCTGGGCAGCGACGAGGGCGCGTACGTGCAAACGTTTCGCGTGACGGTGTTCCTATGACTGCCAATATCAAGGTCGATGCCAGCGACTTGATGCGAACGGTTCGCACGCTCGATGGACTGCCACGAAACCTGCGGCAGAGGGCGATCCGCATCGCGTTGAACAAGGCCGGAAGCGTAATGCGTTCCGCGGCGCAGCCAATGACACCGACGGAAACCGGCGCATTGCGAAAGTCGCTGAGCATCAAGGTCACACAGAAGAAGTCGACAAGGGACTGGCATCTTGTCGTCGGACCAAAGCGGAAGTCTCGGCCAGGAACGCCGAAACCGACAACCGGAAAACGACGCGGGCGAAAGCCGAATCGACGTAACCCGGCTCGCTACTCGCACCTCGTGCATAACGGCACCGTACGAGCCCCACAACCGAGACCGTACCTTGCGACCGCGGCAGCAGTTGCCGGGCCGGTCGCCATCATCGAAGCAAGGAAACGCCTCTTGCAGGAATTGCACAAGATCACCATCAACCCATTAACAGGAATCTGAATATGGCCACGAAACAGATTGGACTTGGAACTATCGTCAAGGTCGATGAGGACGACAGCGGAAGCGGGTTTACGACTGTAACTGTTGTGATGGACGCCACGCCGCCGAAACGCGAACGCGAAACCGTCGATTGCACCTCGCTCGACGACACGCTGCAAACCTACGCACCGGGCATCGAGAAGCACAGCGAATTCACGTTTACTCAGTACTGGCATCCGACGGACACGCAGCACGCCAGCATTGATACGCTGTTCGGCAGCAAGGCGCTGGTGTTGTGGCAGGTCGTGTACCCATTTGCCTCGTCGATCACGGATCAATTCGAGGGCTGGGTGTCGGCTCTCGAACCGCAGACCATCAAACACAACGAGCATATTACGCGCAAGGTCACGATTCAGCGAACGGGAGCAATTACCCGCTCATGATCGACGCGTTGAGAAACTATCTCGCCGGAACTGTGCATCGGTTTCAGTGGAACGGAGCGGACTGTTTCGTGCGGCGATTGTCCGCGGGCGAGTACGTGTCGCTCTATCCGCTGATGACACCGGACGCCGACAAGGACGCCGGCGTGATGCTAGCGTTCTATGTTCAGTTGCTATCGCTGACGCTGTGCGACGCGGGCGGAAATCGAACATGCGGTAGCGACGAGGCCAGGGAACTATTGCAGCGGCTCCCGCTCAGCGAACTGAAAAAGCTTGGCGAAGTAGCGTTGAAACACGCGGGAATTCAAGACGACGACGCACCAAAAAACTAACGGAGGCCGAGCGGTTCGCGGGCCGCTTGGCCTTGGCAATTGGTGAGTGGAATGTTCCGCGTATGTTGGCAGAAATGCCGGCGAGCCTATTTGTCTGGTGGCTGCGATTTTACGAATTGGAACCTTGGGGCGATCAGAGAGCAGACCAGCGGGCCGCGGCTCAAGCGATGTGGAACACCGCGCCGTACGCGGCAAGCGATACCGAATTGCCAAGCTTGCAGTTTCCGTACTTTGAAAATGAGACCGACCTGACAGACAGAATCGCTGAGATCGAAAAAGCGAAACAGCAATGGCTATCTCAATCGCCAAACTCGCCATCCATGTGACGACTGAAACCGGGCAAATGTTTGCCGGCTTCAGCAAGGCGAAGTCGATTGTAGGCGGCTTTGCGAGTGCGATGAACGCGCCGCTCGGTAGTCTTGGTGCGATGAGCGTCGGCACCACGCTGATGACGACGTCAATCGCCGCGGCAACGGCGGCCATTGGCGCATTCGTGGCTGCCGGCGTCAAAACAGCGATGGTATACGAGGATGCGGCGGCTTCGCTATTCGCTTTCACGAGGACAGCAACGGGAGCGAATCGACTCGTCAAGGAATTGGCTGACCTTCAAGCGACGACGCCGTTTTCGTTTGACTCAGTAAAAACCGCGGCGACAAATCTACTGTCCGCTGGCGTGGCGGTTCGCGACGTGTCCGGCTCGATTGCCATGCTTGGCGAATTGGCCGCCGGCACAGGTCAGCCGTTAGAGGACATGACTGCGGCGTTCAACAAGATCATCGCCAGCGGCGAATTGACGACGGCGGGCCTGAAAGCTCTGGGAAGCGCGGCACCGATCATCTTGGAGCAGCTCGCCGCGAATTTCGGTAAGACGACCGACGAGATGCGGCGGATGGTCGAGGAAGGCGTCATTGGCGCGTCGGATTTCGCTCGTGC